CAGGCGGACAACAGGCAAGGATGGTGGGCAAGCGCCTGGCGCTGGGGATGGATGTATCTGCTCGCCTTCTTCTGGAGCTGCGCCTTCCTCTTGTTCCCTGTCGCCAAGGCCTTCGGCTTTGCCATCGATCCGATCGACATCGCGATGCTGGCGACGCTGACCGGCTGGTTCCTGTCGCTCTACATGGGCGGCCACACGATCAAGGAACTCGGCCGCCAAGCCGTCGAGGCCGTCAAGACCTGGAAACGCGCATGAATTTCGGGAGCAACGCAGCATTCGATCTTGCCGAGTTGCGCACCGAACAGGAACGGGAGGCCGCGATCACGGCCGCCCGCGCCGCCCTGCAATCGGCCGGGACGATCGAATGCGTTGACTGCGGTTGCACCATCTCGGTCGCTCGGCGCCACGTCTATCCATCCGCCACGCGTTGCCTGGAATGCCAGGAGTTTGCCGAGAAGGAAGCATATCTCAGATGACCCCAGCCGAAATCTCACAATATCTCGGGCTGGCGCTCGCAATTATCGCGCTTCTCGGCCACGCCAAAGGCTACTTTTCCTCCGGTGAGAAACAGCTCTCCAAGGATGTGGCTGCCCTTAGGGAAGAGGTCGAAGACTGCCAGAACGAGTTGGTCGGTCAGGCCCGGCGCATTCAGACGATCGAAGGCGAGATGAAGCACCTGCCCGACCGGGAAGCGCAGCACCGGATGGAGCTGCAGCTTGCCGAGATGAACGGCAAGTTTGCCGCCCTTGAGGAGCGACTGCGGCCGATCGCCCAGGTCAGCATCCGACTTCAGGAATTCATGCTGGAACAGGTTAACAAATGACGAGGATTTCGATGGAAGAGGAAGCGCGGCTTGTCATCCTCAAGGAGCTGGCCAAGGAAGACAACAAGGCGATGTCTTCATCGCGCATGCAGGCCTATCTCCTGACGCGGTTCCTGATCGATAAACCGCGTGAGTGGGTAGAGGAGCAGTACTCCTATCTGAAGGATATGGGTGCGGTGTCGATTCTGAAGGTGGATAGCGTCAAGCTCGCCCGCCTTGAAGAACGAGGCGAGCTTCATCTGACTGGCCTGATCAAGATCCCCGGAGTCATGCCCAGCAGCGCGCGGCCGGAGTAGACCATGGCAGGACGTGGCCGCCTCAACCATATCGAACTCCTGCCGGAGGAGTGCGGTCCTATCGTCGCCTGGGCAGCGGATGCGTTGCAGGATCGCGATCGCACACAGACCGAGATCTATTCGGAGTTTGTCGGGAAGCTGCAGGCGCTCGATCGAGAGTACCGTGGCGAACTCGAAATCAGGATCCCGAGCTTTTCGGCCTTCAACCGCTACTCGATCAAGCTGGCCACCCTGACCCGCCGGCTGGACGAGACCCGCGAGATCGCAACCGCGATCGCCGGCAAGTTCGATCCACAAGCCTCCGACAACCTCACGCTTATCGCTGCAGAAGCGATCAAGAGCCTCGTTTTCGAGATGATGACCAATCCGAAGGGCATCGACCCGAAGGGTGCGATGGCGCTTGCCCAGGCACTTCGCTCCGCGACGCAAGCACAGACTGTTTCCAGCGACCGGCGCAAGAAGATCGAGGCCGAGTTCAAGGCGCAGACCGAAGAAGCCGTTGCCAAGGTGGCCAAGGCGAAGGGCCTCACGTCCGAAGTCACACAGGAAATCCTCTCCCAGATCCTCGGAGTGAAAGCGGCATGACCGCACCGATTACCGAAGCTCAATGGGCCGAGGCCCGGCGGACCGCCACGGAAATCCTGCCGGGCCTTGTCGATCAGATCGGCCTCCCGAAGGCTCTGATCTCCTATCAGGCACGAACGCTGGAGCTTCTCGAAAGTGCGGGCTGCCGGGTCCTCTTTATCGAGAAGAGCCGGCGCATCGGCCTGACTTTCGGCTTTGCCTCCTATGCCGCGCTGCGCGCCGGCCGCGCCAAGGAAGCCGGCGGCATGGATGTGATGTACATCTCCTATTCCCAGGAGATGACCCGCGAATTCATCGACGCCTGCGCCATGTGGGCACGTGCTTTTTCAAATGCCGCGTTGGCGGTGGACGAGTTCCTGTTCGACGACAGTGACAAGACCGGCGACCGATCCATCCAGGCATTCCGGATCCGGTTCGCGTCCGGCTTCGAGATCCTCGCGCTGTCTTCTGCACCGCGCACACTGCGCGGCAAGCAGGGTGTGGTCATGATCGACGAAGCGGCCTTCGTCGACAGCCTGCCGGAGCTGCTGAAGGCAGCACTTGCCTTCCTCATGTGGGGCGGCCAGGTCGTTGTATGTTCGACCCACAACGGGACAGAGAACGAGTTCAACAAGCAGATCCAGGACATCCTCGCCGGCCGCAAGCCGTACCATCATCTGCGCATCGATTTTGACCAGGCGCTGAAGGAAGGCCTCTACGAGCGCATCTGCCTGGTCAACGGCATCGAGTGGACGCCCGAGGGCGAGGCGAAGTGGCGCCAGGAGATCATCGATTTCTATGGCGAAGGCGCGGACGAGGAGCTGTTCTGCATCCCGACCGCCGGAACCGGGGCCTGGCTGACGGCACCGCTGATCGAAGCGCGGATGACGGTATCGAACCCGATCATCAGGGTGGAGCTGCCGGCAAACTTCCTGCATCTGTCTCGGCTGGAGCGCGCCATGCTGATGGCCGAGCCGATCCGGCAGGTGAAGGAAGCCGTGGCCAAGCTCAACCGCGAACGGCGCCATGCCTTCGGCTTCGACTTTGCCCGCGTGGCCGACTTGTCGGTCGGCACGCTGCTTGCGATCGACAATCTCCTGAAGCGCGAGGAAGCCATGACCCTCGAAATGCGCAACGTGCCGGGTGATGAACAGAAAATGCTGACGCGCATGATCCTAGAAGGCGCGCCCCGACTGGTCGGCGCCGCCTTTGACGCGACCGGCATGGGCTGGACGGTTGCGGAAGACATGGGGCGGATCTTCGGTTTCCGGACGGAAGAGAATGATGGCGGGCTGATCGCTCCGGTCAAGTTCTCCGCCGACTGGTACCGCTTCAACATGCCGCCCTTGAAGCTGGCCTTCGAAGACGAAGGCATGATCGCCCTCATCAAGGATGACGATCATCTTGCCGACGTGCGGCTTGTCCGCGTCGTGAACGGGGTGCCGAAGGTGCCGGACGTTCGCACCGGCGAAGGTTCAAAGAAGCGCCACGGTGACTTCGCCATTGCCCTGGCGCTCGCCCACTGGGCCAGTCGGCAGCAGTGGTTTCAGTACGAATACTTCTCCATCGGCGAGCTGAAGACCATGACGGGCGCGGCTGACGACGATGACGACACAGACTTCGGGAGACGGCATTGGTAGAGCGCACATCATCCATTCTCGGGCCGGACGGCAATCCGATCATCATCCGGGCGCTGTCGCAGGAAGTGGCGACGCCGACGATCGCGGGCGTTCGCCGAACTCATGAAGAGCGGGTCGCGGTCGGCCTTACGCCCGAACGCCTCGGCACCATCCTGCGCGATGCGGCCGAGGGCAATGCCCGCGCCTATCTCACGCTCGCGGAGGAAATGGAAGAGCGATATCTTCATTATGCCTCGCAGCTCCAGACCCGGCGCCTGGCGATCGAGAGCGTCGACTTCACGATCGAGTCGGACGACGTCGATTCGAAGATCGTCGATGCCGTGACCGAACTGATCCATGATGACGGCTTCAAAGACGCGCGTGGCCATCTTCCGGACGGCATCTCCAAGGGCTATGCCATGGTGGAGATGATGTGGGAGTTCGAGCGCAAGATGCTCCGCCCGGTCGAGTATGTCGATCGGGATCCGCGCTTCTTCCAGCTTGACCGGCTGACCCTCAGAAGCTTGCGGCTGGCCGTCGACGGTTCGATCGAGGGCGAGCAGCTGCCGGAGGCGAAGTTCCTGCGACACATGCCGCGCACCAAGCTCGGCCTACCGCTTCGTCGTGGCATGGCCCGGCCGGCCGCGTGGGGCTATCTGATTCAGCAGTTCACACTTCAGGACTGGGCCGCGTTTTCCGAAGTCTACGGCATGCCGTTGCGCGTCGGAAAATACAATGCCAGCGCCAGCCCGGCCGACAAGCGGACGCTGCTGAAGGCGGTTGCCTCGATCGCCAACGATGCCGCCGCCATCATTCCCCAGGGTATGGACATCGAGTTTCACGAAGTAAACGGCACGAATGGTGCTGCCGTATTTTCCGGCCTGCTCGACTATATCGACAAGCAGATCTCCAAGCTGATCGTCGGCCAGACGATGACCAGCGACGATGGCTCCTCGCTCGGCCAGGCCAAGATCCACAATGAGGTTCGGCTCGACATCCTGCGGGCCGACTGCAAGCAATTGGCCTCAACGATCAACCGTGACCTGATCAAGCCCTTCGTCGACATGAATTTCGGCGTCCAGGACAAGTACCCGCTGGTCGAGTTGCCTGTGCCCGACCCGGAGGACGTGAAGGCGCTCGCTGATAGCCTGGGCATCCTTGTTCCCCTCGGCTTGAGGGTCAAGCAGACCGAAATCCGAGAGAAGCTCGGCCTTTCCGATCCGGCCAAGGATGACGACCTGCTGGTCGCGCCGGCAGCGACCTCTGCGGCGATACCGGAGACCAAGCCAGATCCGAAGGGCGAGGTGAAGCCGGATGCGAAGGTCACACCGGAGGAGCCCGCAAAAGACGTGAAGGCAAAGGTCGCTGCACTCTCGGCGATCGTCTCCGACCACAAGCGGGCGTGCCGCTGCGGCGTGTGCACGTCGCTCCTGGCGGCCGAGGCCGGAGAGCCGGATGCGCTTGACCAGGTTGAGGCGCTTTTCGCAGAGGCGCTCGATGACTGGGAAGCGATGGCAAATCCGATCGTGGCGCCGATCGCCGCGATCCTGTCGACCGCGACCAGCTTCGAGGAAGCTTTGACGATGCTTCAAAGTGCACCTCCGGACGCTTCAAAACTGGCTGACCGGCTCGGCCGGCTGACGGCGATCGCTCGCGGCATCGGCGATATCGCGGACTGACCATGGCCAAGATCGCGAAAGGCTTCCAGGTCCCGGCCGAGGTCACCAGCTACTTCGACGGCAAGACGAGCGTGCCCGCGTTCTCCTGGCTCGATGTCTGGGCCGAAGAACATGCCTACAAGTTCACGGTTGCCAAGGCAGTCGAGCTGGACGTGCTCAATGCATTCCGCTCTACGATGTCGCAGGCCGCTGCCGAGGGAAAAGGCTATGACAGCTGGAAGCCGCTGATCGAAAAGGAGTTGACCAAGCAAGGCTGGTGGGGACCGCGCATGGTCTCAGACCCGTCCGGCGAGCAGCCTGACCGGATGGTGAACTTCGTGAGCGATCGGCGCCTGAAGACAATCTTCTGGTCAAACATGAACTCCGCGCGTTCGGCCGGTCAGTGGGAGCGCGCCCAGCGCTCGAAGAAGGCCCTGCCCTATGTGCTGTATGTGCGAACCACCTCGGCCGATCCGAGACCGGAGCATCTCGCCTGGGTAGGTCTCATTCTGCCGATCGACGATCCGTTCTGGCAAACGCACTGGCCGCCGAACGGCTGGCTCTGCAAGTGTCAGGTTCGGATGATCAGCGCCCGGGAGGCCAAGACGCTGATCGGCACCAAGCGCGTCGTGGGCAAAAACCCGGACGGAACCGATATCGAGATCTGGTACACCGACCAGGCGCCGGACCTCGGTCCCGACATCGAGTTCCGCAACCGCCGCAGCGGCGAACTTACGCTTGTTCCGCCCGGCATCGATCCGGGCTGGCAAACCAACCCTGGTCTGGCGCGCGCCTCGACACTGATCCGAAACCTCGAAACGAAACTCGCCGTTGCGGATCCGCAGGACGCGACGAGGGTGCTGACCGAGCTTTGGGCGGATCCCTATCTTCAACTGGCGCCACGGCTGGCCGAAAAGGTCTGGCTGCCGGCCGGCCACAGTACCGCGATCACGGCCCAGCTCGGAGCAGTGTCTCCGGTCATCTCCATCACCAGCGAGACGATCGCCGATCGCCTCGTCAAGCACAAACTCTCGGTCGAGGATTTCGCACTGCTGCCGCAGATCCTGTCCGAGGGGATGATCCTGCCCGATATCGCCGGGAAGGCGAACGTTCGGACCATCCTGATGAAGATCGGCAAGGCGTGGTGGCGGGCGTTTGTCTCGCGTTCGGGAAACGGCTACCTGCGCGTCAACTCGCTACACCAGAAAACCGAAAAGGAGCTGCGGCGGCAGGTTGAGAAGACGGGAATCGTCTGGCCTTGGGAGTGAGGGCGTGGCAGGGAGGGACCGCATCCGGGACTTTACCCGGCTCCCTCCAGTGGTCATCGAGGACAACGGACTTCGCTGCCACGCTGATCTTAATATAGATCGAGTTGGTGCCTTCGGCAATTACTTGCCGAGCATCTTCAGCAGCGTACGCGCTTGCGCTTCAGCAGTGGCATATCCGGCCTCATCAACTTGCTCCGGGCCGCAGTAGTATTTCAGATTTGACGTGTCGGTCACGTCGGCCGAAAGGTGGCCGCTCTCCACAATCACGAAGCGCCAGGCGCAGCCAAGGATCTTATTGACCTTGATCGCACCGTCGCATCCGGTGCTCAGGCAAAAGGAGACATTGCGCTGCCCTTGATACTGCCCCGCAGTGGCATTCCTATACTCTTCCGCCCAGGTCTGGCGCGAGTAGCGACAGGTGTCATTGTCACAGTCTGCCCATGCCACGTAATCTTCGGCAGACGGCCAGTCTGCCGCGCTGGTAGTTCCGACCAACAGGGTAATGATTACTGCCAACAAATATCGCATGGCTGCCCTCCAGCTTGCAAAAACCCGATCAACATAGGAGCCCCACGGACGCGTGTGAAGTCCCTCCGCCAACCGGTTAGGCGTCCCACACCCTTAAAACGCGCCCAAGGGCTTCAAAACGGCTTCAAAAATCGAACAGGGCTTGATCGCTCCACCCGGTAGCGGTTAGATGCGCGTACAAGCGCGTTGCGTCCCGCATTGGACCGGCTGACAGGTGTCAGCCCTCATGTGGGAGCGGTCGGTGGCAAAACTGCCGCCATGATGACGAAGCGCCCCACACTCACTCTTTCCTGTCTTTCTCCCGAGGTCGCCGGCCTGACCGACGCGATGACCGGCCTTGTCGCGCTTGACGCCTATGTGGCCGACCCGGCCGCCGCTGCCGCGATGACCGGGCCCGAGTGGATCAAGGTCACGCCACGCGGCAAGTTCACCGCCCGTGACGGACGCGTCTTCGACGTGGATCCGGAACTCCTGGCTGCCCGCTTCGCAAAGGACGGCGTCGATCTTCCGGTCGACATCGACCACGCCACCGTCAAGAAGGCTCTCTTCGGCGACGAGGCTCCGGCCGTCGGCTGGATCTCGAAGCTCGAAGCGCGTGCGGATGGCCTCTACGGCAAGGTCGAGTGGCTGGAGAAGGGATTGCGAACCCTCGCTGCCCGCACGCACCGCTACATTTCCCCGACCTTGAAGCATGACGACAACGGCAAGGCCTACTGGCTGCATTCCGCGGCTCTCGTTGCCGCACCCGCCGCATCCATGCCGTCCGTTGCGTCGGCCGATCTTGCAAACCACCAGGAGAAACCCATGCTGAAAGCCATTGCCGCCGCCCTCGGCCTTTCCGAGGACGCGTCCGAGGCCTCGTGCCTTTCCGCCGTCACCAACCTGAAGGCCCGCATCGATCCTGCGGTTCATCAGGCGGCTCTCGATCAGGTCAAGACCCTGTCGGTCGATCTCGAAGCCCGTAACCAGGCGGACCACAAGGCCAAGGTCGATACGCTGCTCGAAGATGCGCTGAAGGCCAAGAAGATCGTGCCGGCGCAGCGTGACCAGTATGCCGCGCTCTGCGCAACGCCTGAAGGCCTCGTCCAGGTCACGGCTCTGTTTGCCACCATGACCGCGACGCTCAGCGCCTCCGGCCTCGACGACAAGCAGCCCGGCGACAAGGTCGCCACGCTGTCGGCCGAGGACCGCGAGGTCATCAAGATGCTCGGCATCTCCGAAGAAGAATACCGCAAGGCCAATGGCCTGACGGCATCCGCCTGAACCCCTGAAACCCGCTGGAGACAAAGATGACCGCTCTGAGCCAGGCCCGCCCCATCGTCCAGATCGAGGGCCGCCAGTCCAACCCGCCCGTCAAGGGTGCAACTACCATCCACCAGGGCGGCCTCGTCGTCATGGACGCTGGCCTTGCCGTTCCGGGCAAAACGGCGCTCAACCTGACCGTCGTGGGCGTCGCTCAGCAGTCGGTCATCAATTCCGGCGCGGATGGCGCGAAGAACGTGCCCGCCGAGCGCGGCTGCTTCAAGTTCGCGAACCTCGGTGCCGACGCTGTCACCGCCGCCGACATCGGCAAGGATTGCTACATCGTCGACGATCAGACGGTGGCCAAGACTTCCGGCACTAACACCCGCTCGATCGCGGGCAAGGTCATCGAAGTCGAGGCTGACGGCGTCTTCGTCCGCGTCGGCAACTAACGCCCGAAAGGACCAGAACCAAATGGCAAGAGTTATCACCGCCGCCCTGCTTGATGCAGCACTTCGCGGTTACAAGACGATCTACCAGAGCGCCTTTTCTGCCGCTCCTTCGATGTATGCCTCTGTCTCGACGATCGTCACCTCGACGACCCGCGAGGAGATCTACTCCTGGCTCGGCGATATGCCGAAGATGCGGGAATGGATCGGCGATCGCCGCATCAAGCAGCTGACCGCCAAGGGCTACAGCATCACGAATCGCAAGTTCGAGATGACCATCGCGGTCGAGCGTGACGACATCGAGGACGACAAGCTCTCCCTCTACAATTCCCGTTTCCAGATGATGGGCCAGTCGGCCGCGCAGCATCCGGACGAGATCGTGTTCGAGCTGATCAACGGTGGCTTCTCCACGCTCTGCTACGACGGACAGAATTTCTTCGATACCGATCACCCGGTCGGCCAGCCTGGCCAGGAGGCGTCTGTCTCGAACATGCAGGCGGGTGCCGGCGAGATCTGGATCCTGGCGGATCTGTCTCGCCCCCTGAAGCCCTTCATCTTCCAGAAGCGTCGCGACTATGAGTTCACGACCAAGGAAGATGGGCGCACCTCGGACCACGTCTTCATGAAGGACCAGTACCTCTATGGCGTCGATGCCCGTGTCGCGGCCGGCTTCGGCTTCTGGCAGATGGCCTTCGGCTCCAAGGCGGATCTCACTTCGGCAAACCTGCGCGCCGCCTACACGGCGATGACGAACTTCACCGACGACGAAGGCCGCAAGCTGAACATCCGGCCGACGCATCTGATCGTCGGCAACACCAACCACTTCAAGGCCCGCGACATCCTGATGTCCGAGCAGGTCGGCGGATCGACCAACACCGACCGCAACCTCGTGCAGCTGATGCACGCGCCGCTGCTGGGCTGATCGCCCGGCGCGAATGATGACCGCCGGCCCACGCAACCGGGCCGGCGGGTTTTCCGGAAAGCGGCACCCTGCCTCTTTCCCGAGAACCCGAAGGAGAACCACATGGCGAAGCAATCCACACCGAAGCCGGCTGCGAAGCTGGCCGAGACCGAGACGTTGAACGGTTCGAACACGTTGCCGGCGGTGATCGAGATCGCGGCTGGTCACAGCGTCCAGCTCGGCGAGGTCGTCATGGCGGCTCATCAGAAGTCCGGCTTGTCGGTCGAGGTATGGAACGCTCTCTCCGAGGAAGAGCGCGACGGACTGCTGAACACGATGATTGCGGATTTCAAGGCTGAAATCCTTGTCGACGCCTTGCCCGCCGACCTTAAGGCCGGCTTGACCGATGCGGCTGCCGCGGTTGCCCAGGGGGTCACCGCTGCCCTGCAGGAGCGGTCCGTCGAGGGCCAGCTGATGATTGCCGAGCAGGTTCTGATCGTCTCGGCGCCTGGCGGTCCGCGCCGTCGTGCTGGCCACAACTTCGGTCCGGTGGCGGTCGAGCTTCGCTTCGAAGATCTGGGCGCCGATCCGATGGCCGCGCTGGAAGCACTTCGTGCCGACCCGATGCTGAAGATCGATGGTCGCTTTGAAGAGCGGCCAGCCGAGTAACGAATACCCCCGGAGGTCTGGTCCGGCTCGCAAGGCCGTCAGCACCCATCGACCCGGAGGTCAGAGAACCGGCCAGGGGACGTCGCGAACGTAGGGGCCAAGCCCGCCTCCCACATTTCATTTCCGAGGACACCATGCAGCCTTACGCCACCATCGCAGACATCGAAGCCCGGTTCCGCGATCAGCTCACGCTGGTGGCGGCCGACGAACAGACCGGCTTGCGCGACGACGTGCGCATCGAGAGCGGCCTGATGGACGCCTCGATCGAGATCCGCGCCATACTCGCCGGCCGGTACTCGGCCGCAGAGCTGGACGCGCTCGACGAAACCTCCCTGGCGCTCCTGCGGGTCTATTGCATCGACGTGGCCTTCTATCGCATCGCGCTCGATTTCAGCCGTTCGACCGATAATATCAAGGAACGCTACGATCAGGCGATCAAACGCCTCGAAGGGATCGCGGCCGGAAAGGGCGCGCTAGCTTCGACGGTCATCTCCTCCGGCGGCGGTGATGCCGGCGTCGATGTCGGCGATATCGGCCAGAACGAAGTTGTCCTGGTTGCGCCAGAGCGTGTCTTCACACGGGAAAGGCTCGGCCGCATATGAGCATCTCCCTCACCGTCGACAGCTCCGACATCGATGACGTGTTTCGTCGGTTGCGTCCGATTTTCGATTTCGAGGCCGGCGAGCTGATGACGGCGATCGCAGCGCTCGGCGAAAGCCAGACACGGCGGCGCATCGAAACAGAGAAGACAGCGCCGGACGGCACGCCGTGGCGGGAGAACACCAAGGGCACGTCGATCCTGATGGAAACCGGACAGCATCTGCTTTCGTCGCTCGCCTGGACAGCGTCGGCCGACGAAGCCGAATGGGGCGCGACGTGGGAATATGCCCACGTTCACCAGGACGGCATGGTCATTGTCCCGAAGTCCGCCGAGGCTCTCGTCTTCCAGATCGGCGGTCAGGTCATTCACGCCAAGAAGGTGACGGTACCGGCGCGCACATTCGTCGGCCTGTCGAGCGACAATGAGCGCGAGATAGTCGAGCTGGTGACCGATGTCTTCGGAGCGCTGCAATGATGATGCCACAGACCATCGAGCAGCTGCTCGCCTACGATCCTCTGGCACCGCTTCAGGCTGCGATCGTCGAGACCATCAAAACGCTCAACCCCGGGCTGAATGTCGTTGCTCATCCGGGCAAGGTCGATCTCTCCGAGCTGATCGCCAAGACGGTGGTCAAGTCGCCTGGTGTCGGAATCGGCTGGAGCCGCATCCGCGAAGCGCAGATGGCGGAAGGACATTTCTGCCTGTCCGTCGAATGGGTGGCCTATATTGTCTGCGAGGCCAAATCGATCGCTAGTCGGCGGGTTGAGAAAGAGGCGATCGGCCTTGCGATCGGCGCCCGTCTGCTGACCATACTTGCCGATCTCGAAACGTCGCTCTGGGGACGCAACACTGTCCTGCCGCCGGAGACCACGCCGCCGGCCGAGATGAAGCCATTGTTCACGGTTCGCGATCAGTCCCAGGGCATGGCCTACTACACTGTCACATGGACGCAGATCATTGCCGACCTCGGCGAGAGTGTCTTCCCGGGACACGCCGGGCGCTACAGTGAGGATGCCGGCGTGACAGGCGTCATCGGTTATCCGGACGCGGTTCAGATCGAGGATATCGCACCATGGATCCCGGCGATCGAGGAGCCCGACAATGCGTGATCCCGTTGCGATCGAGTTCCGCCGGCAGGTTGCCCGCATCGAGGCGGCCGAGCGTCGGCTGGCCATGATGTTCCTATCAGGCAAGGTTGCGCAGAAGGATCCGCAGAAGCGGCGGCTGCGCCTGAAGCTCGGCACCAATTCCAAGGGCGAAGACGTTCTGTCACCCTGGATACGATGGCAGGAGCCTGCTGCCGGCGGACTGTCCGTCCACAGCGAGCCGGCCGACAACGAGCAGATGACGATGGTGTCCATGTCCGGAACGATCGGCGCCGGCTCGATCGCCACGCCGGCAACCTACGACCAGGACCACCAGTCGCCCTCGAAATCCAGCGATACCACTGTCTTCGCGCGTGGCAATGCGCGGTTCGAGATGAACGGCAGTGGTTTCGTGTTCGACGGCGACGTTCGTTGCAGGAATGGGGTCCTCACCCATAACGACGTCCCGGTGGGAGACGATCACACTCATACGCAAGTCAAGCGCGGCACCGAACTGTCCGGACCACCCGCGAAATGAAGGAGAAGATCATGGCCGCGAAGACGAACCGCACGAATGCTCCTGCTGCCGTCAGCCACGAGGCAGACGGCAAGTCGGATTACATCGTCAATGACAAGGCGCCGATGAAGGTCGCCGGCCGACGCGTGAAGGCCGGAGACCATCTGCGGCTCAGCGAAGACGAGGCGCGCGGCGAGCTGCTCGCACTGCACATTCGTCCGGCGGAACAGGATCCGGCCGAGGCGTAACTAAGCTTTGAAGGGCATTTGAAGAGATGGCGGGAGAGATCCGATATCGCTGTGGGATCAATGCACGCACCGGCAAGCTCCTGTCCGGACCGCAGCATCTTGCCCAATCGCTTTCGAAGATCTGGCAAACCCGCCTCGACAGCCGTGTGATGCGCCTGTCCTTTGGCGCTGATCTGCGATCGGCGCTCTCTGAGGATCTGACGCCCTCGATCGCGCTCCTCATCTACAACGAGATGGTCGCCTCGGCAGCGCGCTGGGAGCCGGAATATCTGATCACCCAGCTTCAGCTCGTGACCCTTCAGGACACGGGCAAGCTCGGGATCCGCCACGGCGGGATCTACTACCCCGAGGGCCGCTTCGGAAACTACGACCTTGCCGTCGATCTCTCCCTCGGCTCCACCACACCAACCGCGTTGGGGCTCTGATGGCCACGATCGATCTTTCTACGCTGCCAAAGCCGACTGTCATCCAGGAGCTGGACCATCAGGCGATCGTCGATCGCCAGCTCCAGAGCTTCTTGACCATCTGGAACGAGAAGCGATTGCTGTTTCCGGATCTGCCAGAATATACGGTCGAGATGCTGGAGAGCGATCCGTTCGCGATCGACAACGAGGCCGAGAGCTGGCGCGAGTTGCTCTTGCGCGCCGAGATCAACGATGTTTTCCGGGCAACGCTTCTCTATTTCGCCAAGGGCGGAAACCTCGACCATCTCGCAGCCCAGAACGATGTCGTTCGCATGGCTGGCGAGCAGGACGATCGTCTGCTCACCCGTGTCCTGTTGGCAATCACCGGCCGATCGACTGGTGGCCCGAAGGAACGCTACCAGTATCTTGCCATGTCGGCGGATCTCCGCGTCGAATGGGCCGAGCCCTACCGCGTCGGCCGCAGTCCGGTCATCTATGTGGCCATTTTCTCGACCGAGCTGGACGGGGTCGCCAGCACCGATCTGCTGACGAAGGTTCGCGCGGCCCTGACGACTACCGGAGCGCAGCTCGTCAATGACACGATCATCGTGCAGCCGGCCGTGCGCAAGGTGGTCAATCTGGCCGCCGATATCTGGATTCTGCCGGATGCGGACGAGGCGACCGTCGCCCGCGCCGAAGAAAACCTCCGCGCCGCCTGGGAAGCCGAACAGAAGCTCGGCAGAGACCTGGTAAACGCCTGGTGGGTTTCCAGGCTGATGATATCCGGTGTTCACAAGGTCACGCCGGCCTCGACAGCCGATGAGACCGCGCAGCCCACCGAAGCCATCTCGATCGGCACGGTCAGCCTCACCTTGAAGGGGAGAGCCTATTGACCTCGCTCCTTCCTGCCAGTTCTGACATCTATGAAGAGGTTGTCGAGGAGAGCCGCGCTGAGAGGTGGACAGCGCTGCGAGACGCGGTGCCGGCCATCCGTACCGGCAAACGCATTTCTCCCGCTCCGGACGTGCTTCCCTTCCTCGTCTTCGAAGACGGCCTCGGCATGCTCACGCCCTATGTCGCGAATGTCTACGAACTGCTCGACGGGCGCGGTCGGAGCTGGATGCGGGTGCGCGGCACCTATGAGGCCGTCCAGCGCGGCCTTGCCTTCCTCAATATGACCGCCATGGTCGAACCCGCCTGGCACGGCCGCGTCTGGTGGAATTCGAGCCAGCTCCGCTTTCCGGATCTGCCAGCCAACGACAATCCAATTCTCGGTCAGATCGAGGGCATCACAAGGTTGTCGCTGCCTTTCCGATCAGACCTTCGGCGCGGTGCCTTTCAATACGACGCCGGCGCCCTCGAGGGCGATGGATCGCGGCTCGATGACAGTCTGCTGGAGCGTGAAAGCGGCATTGCAGTCACAGACGCCGGCACGCTGTGGTCATTCGGGCGCACAACGGAGATCGAGCACACCCTGACCGAGGCGGAAGGCATCGCGATCGGCAACTGGCTGGCGCCTGCCGGAACTGGTCTGCTCTGGGCCGACATGACCTATCCCTGGACAACGGCAAACTTCCCGTGGGCCGACAGCCCGGCCAATCAGCGCGCCGCCCTGATGGCGGCGTGGTTCGAGGACCGACCTCTCCATGCCGTCTTCCGTGACAGCCTCGGTTCAGTCATCGGCTATCGCCGCTGCCGTACCGCGCGGACGGTCGATCCGGCCTTCGGCGGGGTATACAGCTTCGCCGGGCAGACCTACGCACCGGGTTCCGGCGGCACAATAGCCTATGTCGAGGCCATGACGGATTTCGAGGATGCGGCGGGAATAACCGCTACTTCCGTATCCATGATGGTCGGTGCGTCACTTGCCGCCGGCATTCCACCAGGGCGGCTCTGGTTGAGCCCGGAGGATGTTTCGGGCGGCACTGAAATCGCGGCGACCCCGATCGCCATTCCCCTTCGCGCCACCGTGCGCGAGCAGATCAAGTTCATGTTGAGGTTCTGATGGCCTACGAGCACGAAAGCCAACTCCCATATGCATTCGACCGGGCCGCCGGAAAGCCGGAGCAGCAGTCCCTAGTCTTCTATGGCGAGCGCCCGTATATCCAGACGGCCGAGCTAAATGAGCTTCAGACCATTACCCGTGGCCGGCACGACCGTCTCGGCCGTCTGGTCGCCCGTGACGGCAACCGGATCGAGCGCGCCGACGCCGTCGTCGATACGGGCGTGGGTTCCGTTTCCTTGACCGACGGCAGCATCTATGTGGCCGGCGACGTCTTTCCCGTAGCGGCTGCGGTTCTCACCGCCATACCGATGACGGGGCGTACCGAAATTGGCGTCCGCCTGACCAAGACCTTCATCACCCATGAGGACGATCCATCCCTCCTCGGTCTCGTTCCAGGCTCTCTCGCTGAGGGGGAGCCAGGAGCGGCGCGCGAAGTGGCGACGATCGCATGGGCGCATATCGACGATGGCGGGGCCGGAGCCTTCTATTCCGTCTACACGCTGCAGGACGGCACGATCCTCGATCAGACCGGCCCGTCGATCCTGGAGCCGGCCTTGCAGGCGCTTGCCGGCTATGACCGGCCTAATGGCAATTACATCGTATCGGGCTGCCGGGTGACGGCTCTGGGAGCAAACGCCGGATCTCAGGTGTTCTCGATCGAGCAGGGAGAAGCCAATATCAACGGCGTGAAGCGGACCCGCTATGCAGCACTCCGGCATGCAGAGATAGAGGATTGGGACGAACTCGCCATTCCGGGTGAAACCCATACCTATACCGGCGGCGCCTCGGTGACGGTTTCCGTCTCCTTTTTCCCGATCGGCATGATCAACTCCATCCTGCTGACCAAGGAAAAGACCGTCGCCGTCACCCGTGGCGCGATCGTCAACGGCGCCGATGGTCTTCCCGATACCAGCCTCGTGTCGATTTCGTCCGTCGTGCAGGGCGGAACAACCTATGTTGCCGGTACGGATTTCAATCTGGTCAGCAATACGGTGGACTGGGCTCCCGTTGGCGCGGAGCCGGCGGTCGGTTCGACCTATTCCGTGACCTATCGCTACCGCGATCTCGTGGCCGCAGATGCCGTCGACGACAAGACGATCACGGTGTCCGGCGGTGCTGCCGGTGGCGATATCATCGTCGCCTATACCCAGAAGCTGCCGCGCATCGATCGGCTGTGCCTGCGGGAAGACGGATCGCCGCTGTATGTGAAGGGAGTGTCGGCCCGCCAGAACGCCCTTGCGCCAGCGGTACCCGGCAATGCCCTGAAGCTCTGCACGATCGTCAATGACTGGATGGCGACGCCTCTGGTCAGCAATGACGGCACGCGGTCACAGACATGGGACGAGCGATGGATCTACTATAACCGAATCGTCGATCATGACCGGATGATCCAGCTGGAACGCCTCAAAAGCGGCATCGATTCCAAGGAGCCGGTAGCAAAGAAGGGTATATTCGTCGATCCGTTTACCGACGACACCTATCGCGATGCCGGCGAAGTCCAGAGCGGCGCGATCGGCAACGGCATGCTGATGCTGGCGATCACGCCGACCTTCTATCAGGCCGGTCTCTCCGCTCCCGTCATGCTGGACTGGACCGAGGAGGTGATCGTCTCCCAGGATCTCAAAACAGCCTGCGAAAAGATCAACCCCTATGCCAATTTCACGCCGCTTCCTGGCAGCCTGAAGCTTTCTCCCGCAGTCGATTTCTGGACGGAAAGCCGCACGGACTGGCTTTCCGCCCAGACCATCGAGTTCAACCGTGGAACACGATTCCTCGGCGACGAGCAGTGGCTGAATGGACGTGCATCGGGGCCATTGCAGACGGCAACGTCGAGCAGCACACAGGTCGTCGACCAGCGCGTCGAGCAGCTCGAATTCCTGCGCCAGATCCCTGTCGCCTTCACGATATCCGGTTTCGGCGCCGGCGAAATCCTGGCCAGCCTCACCTTCGACGGCATCGATGTGAAGCCGCCCGGAACGCAGACCGCCGATGCGTCCGGGGTTATCGCCGGCACTCTCACCATCCCGGCCAATGTGACGGCCGGGTCAAAGGTGGTCATGGCCATCGGGCAGGGAGGAACACCGGCTAATGCCATCTTTGCCGGCCAGGGCACGATCGCCATTGATGTCATGCGGCGCGTGACGACGATCGAGTCCTGGCTCACTGTCGCGCTCACAACCGCATGGGGCGGTGGTATGAGGGACAGCGACGGCGGCGGCAATCGGGCTGACCCGCAGGCCCAGTTCTTCGCCGTTCCGGAACTGCGCCAGATCGTCGGGGTCGATTTTCATCTCTGCGCGATCGGCGATACATCCAAGCATATCATCATCGACCAGGTCTCGACAGACAACGGTTATCCGACCGTCGATGTCAGGGCCGAGGCGATGGTCCCGATGGCTGGCGCCGTCGCCGGGTGGAAGCCGGCGCGCTACAGCCTGCCGCTCACGACATCTCCAGATGCCAAGCATGCCTTTGTCATCAAGAGCGATGACAACTTGCATTCCATCTCGCTCGCCAAGCTCGGAAAGTTCGATGCCGATGCCCAGAAGTGGGTTTCATCGCACCCCTACGTGACAGGCCCACGCTTCTCGTCTGTCAATGCCGAGACGTGGACGGCCCATCAGGACGAGGCCCTGACATTCAGGGTCGTCGCCGCGAAATACGCGGTCACCACGAAGACGGTCGCGCTCGGAACCTTCGATCTCGTCGACTGCTCGGATCTCCAGGTGCGCGCCGCCGTCGAGATCCCATCGGCCGGATGCAGCGTGGTGTTCGAGATCGAGCGGACCAATGGCACAATCTATCGGCTGCTGCCGTTTCAGGTGCTGCAACTGACGGAATTCATCACCGAGACGGTGACCATGCGCGCCGTGCTGACGGGGACGGCGAAGCTATCGCCGATCCTGTTCGCGCCGGTCGAGCTGGTGGCGGGAGAGATCGCGACCACGCTCACCTATATCACCAGGGCCATGAGCCTTGGGGCAGCCGTCCGGATCGCGAGCTATCTCAAGGCCTATCTGCCGGGCGGATCGACCGTCGCCATGGATTTTTCGATCGACGGCGGCGCATGGACGAGCCTGCCGCTTGCCGAGACCGAGGCGCTGGCCTTCGCGCTCTGGACGGAGCGGAAGTTCGAGGTCACCGGCCAGACCGGAACGCTCGTCAGACTGAGAGTGACGGGTACCGGCGGGCCGGCGGCCCGGATTATCCTCGGCGATTTCGGCGCCGGCATCTTCTAAAGGACTGATCGATGACAGCGACAGAAAACTACGGTCTGACCAAACCGGATCCGCTCAAGAACGTCGACGAGGAGTTCGTGCAGCTCCAGCTCACGCTCGACCAGCTCGATGCCATCATTCACGCTATTTCGATGACCGCTTCGGGCAAGGCCAATGCCGCTCACGGCCATGCGATGGGCGATATTACCGACCTCATCAACGCCCTTGCCGAAAAGATGCCCGCATCGACGACCTTCAGCCTCGACAGCCTCACCGATGTCGACGGGGCTGCCGGCGCGGCGGTCAACTACGTGCTCGTGAAAACCGCCACTGGCTGGGTGCCGTCCTCGGCGATCGCGGCTCTGGGGCTACACCAGCATGCATCCTCCGATATCAGCGGGCTGGACGCGGAGCTTACTAATATCCAATCCACCTTTAACGCCATGAAATGGCTGTCAAAGGGCATCGGTGAACTCGTCGCCGTCTGGAACCACATGGCCGGGTACGACGCACCTCCGACTGAGGATACGCGGTACAGGTTCATAGCCCTACAGGCTGGATTATCAGGGGCAGGTCAATATAATGAAGGCGTGCTCACCTCGGAGAGCGTCTCAGGCTCATCGCCATATATCGTCGCAACGGCGGTCATCAGTCTTGTAGATAGTCCGCTGAACGGGACAACTGTACACCTGATCAACACGGAGAGACGCTTCCTTCGCGCCGGCAGTTCCGGTGGATTGCAGGATGACGAGCTCAAATCACACACCCACGCAATTCAAGGATTAGCCGCCGGCTCCTCGATATCGGGTGGTACCGGATATACAGGTACGTCAGTTTCGACTGGTGCAGCCGGAGGCGAGGAAACCCGCCCGCGCAATATCGGGGTCACTTACTACATGAGGATCAAATAATGCCCTATGCAGCCGAAGGAAAGATCAGCATGTCATCCATTGCCGGGGGCGTGGAGATCAGCCAAGGACAGTATGATGCAGCCCTGGAAGCCATCCTCGCAGGGCGCGAGATTACCATCGACGGTGGATTTGCGATCCGCGACAGCGCGCCGTCACCGGAGCATACATGGGTGAATGGCGCATGGGTCGGACCGCCTCCGGTACCGGAGCCAACACCGGATGGGCTCATGGTCAATGCCGAGCGTGACCGGCGCATCAACGCGGGCAGCACTTTCACGGTGGCCGGTTACGGCAGCGTGTTTCTGACCGGCCGGGAACGTGACCAGATCGTCCTGACCAGCCGCCTTGTCGCGGCGCAGGGCATGAAAGCCGCCGGCGTGACGGCGCCGAGCCTCATCATTCGTGGCGGCGACAATATCAACCACCTGCTGACCCCGGACCAGATGATCGAGCTTGTGCAACTCGGAGCCTCATGGATCGAGGACACCATGAAGGTCTCCTGGGACATGAAGGATGCGACAGGCGCGTTTCCTGCCGGCATTCCGGAAGACTACGCCAACGATATCTACTGGCCCTAGACGGGGCATATCGACATCATGTGGACGGTTGCGGTTTCGCTTTGAACCGTTCGCGGCCTTGATTTTCCGCTCCGGAGCTATCATCCTCTCCTAGACATCCCAAAACCGGGACGACAATTTCTTGGCTGACATCTGTCAGCCCCTTCTTTTTGTGTCATCCGCCTAGGCTCATTCCAGCGTTGAAACCCACTGCAGGAATGACCGATGTCAGGCACCACGGATTTCGTCGGCGTACGCCGGTTTTCCAACCTCACGAGCACCGTCGCCAAGATCGACACGCGCGACAGCACTGTTGTCGGCCTTTGCGTTCCGGCGCCGACAGCTGACAATACGGCGTTCCCGCTCGATGAGCCGGTCAAACTCTCACTCGACGATCCGGCTCAGATCGCCCTTCTCGGAACCGGCATAGCGCGCGATACCGTCGATCAGCTATTGTCGGAAGGGATCGTCACCGATGTCGCTTTCGTGCGTGTCGAACATTCACCCCTGACCGACCCCACGCTGGCGCTCGAAGCAGAAATCAACAAGATCGTCGGCAGCGCGGGCGCCAAAACCGGCGTTTGGGCGCTGCTCGATGCCAAGAGCCACATCAAGCTGGAGCCAGGACTGATCATCTCGCCCGGCTATATGGCGCATCGTGTCGGCGGTGCCGCCAACGCCATCGTGGCTGCGGCCCGCACCGTCGCCGACCAGATCATCGACTGCATGGTCGTTGCCGACACTCCGTCGACCTCGGTCGCGGATGCGATCGCCTGGGCCGAGGATTTCAAGACGGCCCTCAATGTCATCGCAATGTATCCGGCTGGTGTGGTCAATCTCGGTGCCGGCAACGTCACCCGGCCGCTATCCGCCAACGTGGCGGGTGCCATCATCCGCCGCGACAAGGAAACCGGTGGCCCTTACAAGGCCTCCTGGAACCGGGCGCTTCAGGGCGTTCTCGGACCGTCTGTCCCGGTCAATTACCGCGACGGCGACATCAGCACCGAGGGCAACCAGCTCGCCCAGGCCGGCGTCGGCACCATCATCGAAGGCAATCTGCTCTGGGCACCCTTCACGACGGCGACCGATCCGACCGTCAACAGCTGGCGCTCGATCAAGAAGATCCGCACACGCCGTGCCGCCGAGAAGGCCATGCTGCGGCCGCTGCGCCAGTACATGGCAGAGGACATCACGCCGCACATGGTGTCGCTGATCTATCGCGCCGCCGATCAGTTCCTCGGCGACCTGGTCACGCTTGGCGCCATCATCGACTACGAGCTGATCTGGTCCAAGTCGCTCAATCCGGCCACGCTGCTCGAAGCCGGCGGCCTGCGCACGAAGATGCGCTGGGCGGAAACTCCAGACCTGGTCGACCTGCAGCTCTACGACGAACCCATGCCGGAGGCCTTTGACATCCTCAATGCGGCGGTCGCTTCGGCGATCTCGCAGCTCGGCCTCTCGAACGTCCGCGTCACGGCATAAAGGAGACCCACGATGGACCGCATCATTCGAGGTTCGAACTGGTACTGCAACGAAATCAACCAGCGCCACCGCATCGACGAAACCACCCTGCCGGAACTCAGCCGCGAGATGGTATCCTTCGTCATGGGCGGCGGCTTCTTCGCCATGGAACTGCCGGCGGAAATCCAGCCGCTCACCTGCGAGCAGACCGTCAACGGCGTCCATGAGGATCTGAAGACCCGCTTCGGCCGCGAACCCGGCGACTGGACTACGATGACCTACTATGAAAACCTGCTCAATGTATTCCCGAAGGACTCGAACGGCGTGGTCCCCAGCAGCGGCACGCCGCAGCTGACCGGCCGTGTGGTGTTCCTGAAGGGCCTCCTGAACGGCTACGCCCAGGCCGGCGTCAAGGGGATGAAATCCAGCGGGGCGACCCGTCTGCGCTGGTCATCGATCGTGCTCTACCACGACATTTTCGACGGCAGGACCATCCACAAGTTCGATGTCCAGAACAACACCCTGATCATCGACGGTGTGAACTATACGGCCGAGCACAATCGCATCATCGCCGCCTGATTCCGGCTGCGCGCCTGATCGTCCCTGCGCCGGCCGCCTCACGCGGCTGGCACTCCTTTTGAAGGGTCTTCAACATGAACTCAACGGCTCCTAAAACCGCCCGGATCCAGACACCACAGTCGAAGAACAATCCCGCCGAAGTGAAGGTTGAAGAGATTCCGCTGCCACCTTCCGAGCTTTGGGGCGACCTGGATAACGGGAACGCCGACGTGACATCCGCCAGTCAAACCACGACAGTCGGGATCAACGCCGCACCAATGGACATCGAGGAGGAAGCGATTGTTGCGTTGGATTTCGTGGCGAATTCCCACCGCCGTATCATTTCTCTGAAATACCCGTTCCGGCTCAACGGCAAGGTCGTCGAGGCGATCACCGTTCGTCGCTTGCTGATCGGCGAGGTGGACAACTTCCTCCGCAAGACAGCGCGAGAGAAACTTTCGACGTTCGACGTCTATGCGTATATGGCGGGCCTGCCAGCGTCCGTGCTGCGCGGTCTCATCGATGAGGACGGCGATGCAGTCACCGACGCGGCCTATGATTTTTTGCCCCGCGCGCTCAAGGGCGAGACCGTGTCGTCGGAGAACTGAGGTCATGGCGATCATACGCTGCCAGGGTCGCGGCCTATCTCCACACACCCCTGCCTCAGGTGATGACCATGTGGTGGGATGAAGTTCTGCTTTGGCATGATGAGGCCCGAATGATCCATCGCGAGACCTTCGGCCTTCTTGTTCCGGCGCGGCCGGACACCTCGGGAGGTGCACCATGACGATGGATGTTTCGCTTCGCCTCAGGCTCCAGAACGAGCTGTCTCGTGAAGCAAAGACCGCCGAGCGCGATTTGAAGGAATTGGGCAATGCCGCGCGCAAGCTTGGATCGAACAACGGCTCCGACAAGCTCGGCCGCAATATCCGGGAAGTCGGCCGGGAGGCTGACCGGGCTGAAAAGCCTATACGGGATCTTGAGCGTCAGGCGCGCAAGCTCAACAAGGTCACCACGAACAGTGCGTCAAAGGAGATCAAGGCCCTCGGCCGTGCGGCCAGAGACGTTACCAGGGATCTCGATGTAACTCGCAAAAAGCTGGCCGACATCGGCAAGCTTGACGGCGGCAGGTTCGAAAAAATTCAAGCCCCCGCGAGCAGGCTGAACGGCACCCTGGGCATGATCATAGGCAGCGCTGGTAGTGCCATCGCGGGACTGATGGCATTTGCCTCCGTCGACAATATCGTGCGTGGCCTGGAACAGATGAGTGAGAAATTCCGGCAGTTGAACCGGGATGTCGCCTCGGTCGCGGTGACCGCCGAGATGCGCACTCCCGAGGCCATGGCGAAGATCTCCAAGTCGAACCAGAGCTTGGCGATCCGATACGGTTTCGGACAGACTTCGGTCAATGAGGCGCGCAAAACCTATGCGGCAGCCGGCATCGATCTCGCGTCACAAGAGAGTGTCCTGGACCCGACCTTGAAGGCGGCGAAGGCTGGAGACTCGACGGGCCAGACGATGGCATCGGCAATGATCGCCGCGAAGCAAAACCTCGGTGTTGCAGACAGCGACGTACCGGCCGCACTGGATATGATGGCAAAGGGCGCCAAACTCGGTTCATTCGAGGTTGATGCCATGGCGAAGAACTTCCCGGCATTGGGCACGATGCTCGCTGGAACAGGCAGGCAAGGCCTGGGCGGTTGGGCCGAGTTGGTGGCTTTGGCGCAAGTCGTCCGCATGGGGTCTGGTAGTCAGGAAGAGGCGGCCACCAATCTTCAGAACCTGCTCTCCAAGGTCACTTCCAGGGACACGGTCGACAACTTTGCAAAGAAAGGTGTGAGTCTGCCAAAACTCAAGGCTCGGGCGGATAAGGAAGGAAAGCCCTATCTGACCGCCGTGATGGATGAGGTCATGCGTCTGACCGGCGGTGATAGCTTCAAGATCGGCGAGCTGTTTGGTGACCAGCAGGCCGGTCTTGCATTGAAGCCACTGCTTTCCAACCGGGACACCTATGAAACGTTCCTTCGGGAAATCCTCACCAACAGCGCTGGCACCGTCGATAAGGACTACAACTTTCTCAAGACCCTTCCCCAGGAAAAGGCTGATCGCCGTGCCGCCGCGCTTGAGGCCACGGGCGCGAAGATAGGTGAGGCATACGATCGGCAGATCTCGCCGCTCGCCGATCGCGCGGTCCGCCTCGTTAATCCTGAATACAATCGCCAGCGAACGATCGAGGAAGAGCCAGAGCTGCTCCGCGAGACGTCGATGCAGCGGCTGAACATTGAAAACGAGATCCTGCATCTCCAGGGGATGAAGCGGGAAATGGGTGACGGCGGCGGTGGCTCTGCCCTCGGCCCGCAGATCAATCGTCTCAAAGCCCAGCTTCAGAGCCTTATCGAGGAAGAGGCCGCAATCATAGAGCGGAGCCGCCAAGCCCAGGATGGAATGCCTGTCCCAACTATCAAGGATAATGGGGATCTCGGCGTCAGCACCGGCAAGATACCTATTCCATTGCCGCGTCCGGTCGAGCAGAAGCTGGGAGCGGACCTGTCAGGCGCCGCCGACAAGGCAATGCAGGGCTACAACGAACGACTGGCCGCAGAAGGCGACCGTGCTGTGTCCATTGCGACAGACAAGGCGGCCGAGATGCAGCGCGTTCTCAACTTCACGGCCCAGCCCACCATTCAGCCGAACTTTCTGCCTCCGACCGGGGCGCCGCCGCCGTCGGGCCAGCAGTCTTATGTCCAGCCGATGAGCAACAAGACCATCAACAATATTTCGTCGCCAAATCCCCAGCATGCGGCTCTCAGAGCCAGTCGCCTGCAAGCCAGAAACATCCAGCAGGCGCAGGCGCGGTCCCTTCACGATACCGGTACGAGGTTCGCATGAGCGCCTTGAAGCCGTTCGGCTCGCTGGTTTCCATCGGTGGAGCGCAACTTCGCACCGTGGGTCTGAGCCCCCAGCGGATCAGCTACTCGTCCGAGGCCCGGTTCCCTGCTCACGCCGTACAATCCGGTTTGAAATACCAGAAGACGGGTGCGGGCGCCCAGCGCGTCATCATCGAGGCGCAGACATGGCCACATGTCGTTGGCGGTCTTGACGCATACGCCATCATCAAGGCCCACCATCGCCAGCAGAACGTTGTTCCTTTTCTGAGGCTACGAGGCAATTACCTTGGCGTGGCCGATGGGCTCTGCGTCATCGATACGCTCGATGCGGATGAGGAAAAGCTCCATCCCTTCGATGGCGTGGGCCGGATCGTCGATGTGACCGTGGGATTGATCCTGCTGCCCCGGGCGGCGCTCCTGGGGGGTGGCCTGCAGATCGTGAGCCTCGGAGGACTGATCAGTTGACCTATGTCGTGAAGTATGGTGGCGAGCGGCTCGACCGCATTGCAAAGAAGCTGCTCCAAACGGAACGTCAGGGTACCGTGGAGGCGCTTCTCGACTCCAACCCGGGCCTTGCAGGGCAGATGCAGTCTGGCTATGTCCCTGCCGGCGTCGTCATCCGGATGCCCAGCTCATTCACGCCAAAGACCACGACCGCCTACACACTGGCATGGGAGTGAGGGATGCGGCGCCCTGTTGTTCAAATCATCGGCCAGTCCGGTGGTGATCTTGTCCCCAACTGGGGAAGCAGCCTGATCTCGGTGCGGTTCACCGACAACGAAGGCGGGGACGCGGATGAGCTGGAGATCGATATTTCCGTTGCACTGCCGCTTCCGGCGCCGCCGCCGGTGGGGACGAAATACCGTCTTCTCTACGGCTGGGAGACAGGAGCCCTTCGGGATGCCGGCCTCTTCACCTCACAGAGCCCGAGGCTAAACTACTCGGCAGAGGACGGCTGGGTGATGACGGTCGTTGCAAGATCCGCGGACTTTGTCGATGCGGACAAGGCGGCCGACAGCGAGCACTACGACGAACAAGCGGCCGGCGAAATCTTCAGGAAGCTGGCATCTGGCGCAGGCAAGTCGGCAATCGTGCATCCATCGATCGCCAGCATTCAAATCCCCTACCGGCTCCGGTTGCAGCAATCATCCGTCGGGTTTGGACAAGCGCTGGCGGATGAACTCGGCGCGACCTTGAAACTGGCGGACGGACGCTGGTTGATCACCGTGAAGAACGGCGGGGAAACCGCGTCTGGCACGACGATGCCGCCGATCGTAATTCCGCTTGCCGATGTGTCCCTCGCGGATCTGACCGCCGAGGAACGGCCTAAGCATGCCAAGGTCGAGGCCTCGTACTTCGATGAGGATAAGGGCATCTCGCAGTTCGAGACGGCGACGGGTCTCGGCAAGGTGTCGACCTTCTTTTCGCTTCACCCGGCCGCATCTGCGGCAGAGGCAAAGGTCCGCAGTCAGTCCCAGGCACTCGATCTGCTGCGCGCGACGATATCTGGCAGCGTGACGATAGAGGGCGATCCGAATGCGATGGCCGGGGCGCCCGTGGTGCTCGACGGCTTTGGAGATTGGAACGGCACCGACCTCGTGGCTCCGACCATCCAGCACGAATTCACATTTGACGAGAGTGGCGGCTGGCTGATGACGCCCGAGTTTGCAGCGAGGGCAAAGACAGGTTGACGGATGCCGGGGACAAGTCCCCGAGGGCGGGCCTAGATTGGCGTCAGAACCCGCCCGACAGCGACACAAGATAACCGTCACATCCGACCTCGGCAAAGCCGAGGTGGTCTCTGTGACTGAGTCTTGAGGTTTTTGAAATGGTGAATTTTGACCAGTGGCGCGATGTTCCCAACACGCAACCGCCGGCCGCATGGATAGGCGGCAAGCGGACGCTGGCGCCGCGTCTGGTCGACCTGATCGCCTCGGAGCCTCACCAGCTCTATGCCGAACCGTTCGTCGGTATGGGCGGCGTGTTCTTCCGGCGACGGCGGGTTCCGCCGGCCGAAGTCATCAACGACCGCAGCGGCGATGTGATCAACCTGTTCCGCATCCTGCAGCGGCACTACCCGCAGTTCATGGATACCCTGAAATTCCAGATCACCAGCCGGCGCGAGTTCGACCGGCTCAAGGCCTGTGATCCATCGACGCTGACGGATCTCGAAAGAGCCGCCCGCTTCATCTATCTCCAGAAGCTGGCCTTCGGCGGCAAGGTCGCTGGGCAGAATTTCGGCGTACAGCACAAGGGCAGCGCCCGCTTCAATCTGACCAAGCTTGCACCGCTCCTGGAAGACGTGCACGAGCGCTTGTCGGGGGTGGTTCTGGAGAGCCTGGACTGGCTGGCATTCATCGATCGCTACGACCGGGCGGGAGCGCTCTTCTATCTTGACCCACCCTATTGGGGCGGCGAGGCCGACTACGGCAAGGCGCTCTTCAGCCGGGACCAATACGAATTGATGGCCGAACGTTTGAAGCGCCTTCAAGGCCGCTTCATACTGTCGATAAATGATGTTCCGGAGATCCGCGACATCTTTGCCGGACATCGGGTTATCCCGGTCGATCTGTCCTACTCGGTGAGCGGTGGGAAGGGCACGCCGGCACGCGAACTCATCATAAGCTCTGACCCAATGTTAGGCGTGAAATTGCTGCCAATCGATCTTGCGCGATGCGCCAAGTGATTTTGCGCGCTACACAAGCTGCCTCGTTGTGTTGTTTTATATGACACCCTGCGGCGCCCCGTTCGGCGGTTTTTGCCCGCGACTTCGGTCTCTCTGCCTCGGCTGGCCGACCGGACGGTTTCCCGCCGGTTGCCCCGGAAATTCCGGCCGGATGCGCATCCGGCTGAAAGCTCCGCCCGGTTCGCCGGCAAATTCGCCGGCCCGGCCAGTTTTCGCCGCCGCCGTTCCCTTTCCGGGGACGACGGCGCGCCGCGTTGTGTGCCTCACAGGCACATCCGGTGCATGATGCGGTGGCAGCACGGCAAGGCGGTTCCGTCGCCTTGTCCCGTCCGCCCCGCCACACCGGAGGGAGACCATTTTCCGCGGA